ATCAGTCAAGATAGGGCCAAAGTCTTGTTAGAGAAGTGGGGTCCAGTATTGGATTACTCTTCTGATAATGTAAGACCAATCGCAGACGATCATCAGCGTCTGTCAACGGCTATGCTCTTGGAAAACCAAGAGGCATGGTGTTTAAACGAAGCAAACGTTTCAGGTGGTAATGGTGTATTTGGTAACGGTTCCGGAAGTGGAGCTGGAGCTTATGGTAACCAAATTCCTAACAGTTTTGCAGCAGGTGACTCAGCTTACGCACCCGGTGACTACCGATTGCCTAAGATTCTGATCCCAATGATCCGTCGTACGTTCCCTGAGTTGATTACTAACGAAATCGTTGGTGTTCAGCCTATGAGTGGACCCGTCGGATTAGCATTTGCTTTGCGTTATAAGTACGATACCGAAGCATTGGGTCATAGTGGTGTTGATGGTCATCCGACAGCGCTATATGATTCAACTACGCCTTCTGCAGGCGCAGTTGAAGCTGCTTACGATACTACTACAGCTTCTAAAGCGTTTAGTGCTAACGGAGCTGAATTAGGTTATCAGTTCTTAGATACACGATTCACCGGTACTTCTTCTGGTGCTTTATCTGGTGGCGCTGATTTCGCATTCGTTAATGAAGACGCTGGTGTTGCAAGACTTCTTGCTAACTTCGAGTTGACCGGATCTATTCCTCAGGTTGTTGTCAGCTTTGAAAAGACAGCTGTTGAAGCTGGTACACGTAGATTAGCAGCCCGCTGGAGCGTTGAGCTCGAGCAAGACTTGAAGAATATGAACGGTATCGACATCGACACTGAGTTGACTAACGCTATGAGCTATGAGCTCCAAGCTGAAATCGACCGTGAGATGATCGTTCGTATGCTCACAGTTGCTCTTAACAACGGTCATCCAAAGGGATATTCCTTCTGGAATGCTGCTAGTGCAGACGGTCGTTGGATGGCCGAGCGTAATCGTGACCTCTATCAGAAGCTTATCGTAGAAGCCAACCGCATCGCCGTACGAAACAGACGTGGTGCAGCCAACTTTGTTGTTGCTACCCCACGCGTTTGTGCAATCTTGGAGATGCTTCCTGAGTTCAATGGCATGCCAGTTAATGGTAATGTTAACACTCAACCAGTTGGTGTTGCTAAGGTAGGTAACTTAGGCGGTCGCTTTAACGTTTATCGTGACACTCGTACTGAAGCTCAGTTCGACGAAGGTACACGTACAGCTCGTCTCGAGTACGCCCTCTTGGGCTACAAGGGACCAGAGTTTTACGATACTGGTATCGTCTACTGTCCGTACATCCCTGTCATGGTACAACGTACTATCGGTCCTAACGACTTCGCACCACGCGTTGGTATGTTGACACGTTACGGCGTTGTTGATCATATCTTCGGTGCGAACTTGTACTACCACGTAGTCATCGTTCAAGGATTGGGCACAGCCTTCACTCCTGGCAACCAGTCTGTATACCTCTAAGGTATATATTTGGTTACAGAGTGTACAAATCAAACCCATCCCTTCGGGGGTGGGTTCTTTTTATTGGAGTGTTTTGATAGGTAGATTATTGTCTAGGTGTCTTAGTAAAAACAACTTGTGGGTCAATAAGATCCATATTTAATAAATCAACATTTGATACTCTTGTTGGATTGATGTCGATACCTCCTCTACGAGCATATAAACATGTAACAGCTAATTCTCGGGGCTTAAATTGATCATATAACCGTTTATATACAGTCTCACATATCTCTTCATGAAAGTGACATTCATCACGATATGACACTATATAGCGTAGTAGTTGCTTTGGATCTAAAGATGTCGAACTATCAATATATATAAACACATCACCCCAATCTGGCTGGTTGGTAACTCTACAGTTAGACTTGAGCAAACTACTATGATAATACTGCTTAGATTGATATTCTGACTCTTTACCTGTTAACAAATCAGGTGATTCTGAATACTGATCAAATGAAAGATTATTTACAACGTCCGGTATATCTTCTAATGTAATATACTTCTTAGGATTAAAAATGTGTGATGTTGCATAATCACGTGCTTGTGTTGGAGTAAACAAATTAACAACAACATTTGTTTCAAGTAAGTCAGACAAATCCTGAGCGGATCTTTCACCAATCTCATCTAATGCTTCTTGCTGAGTTTTACCAAAACGAGACATATTGTATGAATTAAAATATAGTTTAATTGATTTAGACTCTACAATATATTTGCTTGAAGCAGGATACACAATTTTTGCGATCGCAGTAACCGGTAAACCAGTTTGAGTTAAACATGAAATCTCATATGCATTCCAGACATCAGCACCTACAAATGGGAGATCGTCATCATTAATATCTAAATGCTTTCGATTGCTCTGTCTCGGTTCACGTACAAGAATTGACGGGTCATATTGGTCAGGGTAATCGACCACTTGACCTAATACTTTACTTACATTTGAATTATCTAGTTCTACGCTCATATTGTTCTATTGCTATTTTAATGTCTGTCATTCGTTTATCAACAGATCCAGACAAATAATAAAATCTTCCTTTAAAAAAAATTCCACGGCTATCAGACCATGTAGAGCTTGCACACTCGAATATTTGTTTGTATACATTGAACAACTCTTCTATTCTTGTTCTAAAACTTTCGTTAGTACTTCGTACACCGTCGTCTTCCATTTTGACAGACTCTGTCATAAAAATAATATCCATCTCTTTCAGACAGTTACGTAACCCTTCCATAACACAATAGTTCCATGTACTGTGTGATATTTGATCTCTTTCAAGAAAATAATATGAATAGGTCATTCCATCAATAATACATCTATCCATAATTACATTATTTTTCTTAACGTTAGCTATATGTGCATCAATAATTGCTTTCTGAGTCTCATCATTACCACCTTCATTAATTTTAAAACCATCTCTAGCTAACGGTCTCGTAACTTCATCTACATACTCAAACTTGTCACCATAATACTTTTTACACTCTTTCAATAGAGTTGACTTACCACTGCACTGCGGACCTGTAAAACCTATCTTCATTTACTATATTTTTTATATCCCCACCATTTGTTACGTAACTGCCATGTTAAATAAGTTACACTATTCCAATCACCTTGTTGTTTAAGCTTGGCAATTTCTTTTTCTGTATCTCTAATTTTTCTAGAATATTTAACTCTCAAACTATATGACGGTATGTATGACGGCTTTTCATACATATAATTATTTACCCCATTTACCGTTAGAAACAATCTGCGCAATTATACCATACACAGCTAAGTCTTTGAATGCGTCTTCTACAGGTTCATTTTGTGCAGTTGTTTTTCTTCTAAGAACTAAATTAAATAGTCGCTGTACTTTATCATTAATCCTAATAATAATAGCAGTAACAGATAAATGCCTAGATTCAGGATCCTCCATATCCATACCCAGAGTGATATTATGCTGCCCGTAGTCGTGTTGTTTTTTGCAAAAAGTCTCATATTGTTCTTTTTGTATTCTTTTAAACTCGTTACAAGTCTCAGGATATGATGATTCAATTTCCTTTACAATACTCTTCATATATAAATCTCCCAATTGCAATATCCTCAATAGCAAGACCTGTTGAATCAAATATAGTCGTCTTACCGCTTGGCTTTAAACAATCTCCAGTAATTATATCACCTAAAGTTAAGTATGGCAAATTTTTATTATATTGCATTTCTCCAGAATGTGATGCTTGTTCGTAATCATCAACAATTAGTGCACAGTTCATCCAAATACTGCTTTCTAATTCTCTTTTTCCTACCGCGTCAGCTCCTATAGCGTTTATATGAAATGGATGTTCAATGTCACTATCACCTAAAAACGGTACAGTACTTGGAGTTAATGTAGTGATTATATCTGTGCTAAGTGTTGCATTTCTTACACTGTCAAAACCTGAAACAGTTTTAATATCAAAATTGTTATTTATCCAGTGAGTTAATTTGCTGATATTATCATTATTCACATCATATAATTTAATGCATTCAATATTTGGAAATATTTCATTATACATTTTCATATGAAGCATTGATTGATAACCGCAACCAATAAATGTTAATGTTCGTACAATACTGTTTAATGAAAGATGTTTAGCTGCTAATGCGCTAACAGCAGCGGTACGATAAGCGGTGAGTTGTGCACAGTCCATTGATACAATGGGCTCACCTGTATATGTGTTGTTAAGTAATAATGTTCCATGAATTGTTGGTAGTTTATGTTTATAGTTGCTAGGGTATACACTTATCCATTTTACACCAGAGTAATCACCCCAGCGCGCTGGCATAGCTCGAAAATCACCTGATCGCGTTGTAAGATATGTTTTAGGTATCATCTCTGCAACGCCAATATGGTAATCTTTAAACACATTTTCCATCTGTTGAATAATGTGTTTCTCTCTACCTACTAGTAAATCAAAAATTTGTTCGTCGCTAAGATGTAACATTAAACTTTTCCTTTAAAAAGTCTATCCAGAGATTAGTTGATACTTCATGAAGTGTACTATAAACCTCATCAAGATTTTTACCTTCAATATCAACTTCACGTTCTTTCAATATTTTGCCTGCATCTACTTCAGGTACTACTTCATGTATAACACTACCCGCTGTTTTATACTTCCCTTCAAATGCTCTTTCTTGAGGATCTTTACCTTTTAATTCTGGGTACTCTGTTATCAGTCCTGGATGACCATTGTAGATTAGAAACTTCTCACAAATGGTAGGAGGCATAACTCTTAACCACCCATGCAAAGTAACTAAAGCATTATCTTCTAACACAACGTTATAGTCATCGACAGATGGTTTGTTAGGCAGGTAAATGATTTCTCTTTCAAGTAACTCATCATTTATCTTACGAAGATGTTCTGGTCTTTGATTAGTAATAATCTTATCCGGCCATCTATCCAACGATTTTGCAATATCTACAATTTCAGTTCCTGTTTGACTGAAAAATGCTATCCATTTGTTAGCCATCTGAATCTTTCTATGTTATGTACAATCTTTTGTTCTTGTTCAAGTTCTAACTCTTCTTCTATGAGTTCGTGTAGCTTTTGTGATTCTTTAGACCATAATCCGTCCGAACCATATTCGATTCCTTTTATACCATGAACTACTGGGTTGGATGTATCTAAAGAATATAACCAATCATAATCTGAATGTTTATAGAAGCTAAACTCTTGAGGTAATCCACAACCTAGTAGGTGATGTTTCTTTTCTTTGTTGATAACACCGTCTCTCAATAAATCTCCAAGTAGCTTAACACGTCCTAGCATCCAACTAACATACTTGTTAGGATGAGGTACAGATTTTGTATAATACGAGTAATCAAAAGATATAGCGATCATATCAACATCTGCCATCTTATCCATATACTCATAGCAAGATACAATCTCTGAGTATGTCTTACCTTGAACTACTCCGATCTTTTTACCAGGTACTTCGTAATATTTGATATTCCAAGCTGCCATCTGATTCATAGTGCGTTTAGCATTCTCTAAAGCATCCGGGACAATATACCAAGTTGGTTTAAGTTCGTTAATCCAGTAAGCAAATCTTTCAGCATCAAAAGCCTCCTCTAGTTCAAAGATCGAATTATCTAGAATAATCTCTC